GTTGCTCTGACTGCACCTGCAATCGGTTGATACTTCAGTTAAAATCTGATATACTGGGAGGGGAAACCCTCCTTTTTTAATGATTAGTTCAGATACTCCATACAAACTTGCAGAAATTATTCGTGATACTTGGCCACAACTTTATAGACCTATGAAAAAATTTACTTATCCTAATGATCCTCCAGGGTCTAAATGCCCTTACTGTGGTGAGACTAATAAAGTGTGTTCTCATATAGATAGTTTGTCACGAGCCTGGGCTCGTCAAGCTTGTGCTTATAAGAATAAGGGGAGAGTTCAAAATGAATGAAGAATTTTTCAAAGAACTATTTGATCGACTTCAACATGTGGAACAAATATCTAGAAAAAATGCTAACTCTTTAAGTGATTTGAAATATCCAAATGGAATTAGAAGAGCAATGGATATTATATCTGAAGTAAGATCTAAGTACGACAATAAATAAATTAACAATTCAAGATTATAGTGAAGTGCAAATTTTAGGAAAACATTACATACTTGAGATTTGTGATGCAGATGTAAAAAGTTTAAATGACAAAGAATACATTCTTTCATCTCTTAAGGAAGCAATAACTGTCTCTGGTGCAACACTTTTAGATGAAATTGTGGTAGAATTTACACCACAAGGTATTACAGCAGTTTGTCTTTTATCTGAATCACATATAAGTATTCACACTTGGCCAGAAAAATCTTATGCAGCTGTGGATGTCTTTACTTGTGGTGATCATACAAGACCAGACTTAGCATGTCACTTTTTGTCCAATGCTTTTAATTCAAAAAAAACCCACATTAAATTAATTGATAGAGGAATTCAATGAACAACTTTGTAGTATATTCTAAAAGTGGATGCCCTTATTGTGATAAGGCAAAACAAATATTAGAAATGACAGGTCAAACTTATACAGAATATAAATTGGGTATTGACTTTACCCGAGAAGAGTTCTATAATGAATTTGGACCTGGATCAACTTTTCCGAGGGTTGTTTTAGGAGAACAACTTATTGGAGGTTGCAAGGAGACTGTTGAATGGCTTCAAGAACAAAAGATTATTTAATGAGTAAAAGGTCTCCTAGTATTGAAATAAATAGAGGAGTAGAACTTCTACTTCGTCGGAGGAAAGTAAAACAACCAAATATTTTTTTCATAAGATTTGGTAAAATAGTTACTTTCCTAAAAAGAGAGATAACTATTAACTTTGAGTTCTCCTTAGATATAACAAAAAAATAGGAGTAGGAAAATGGAACTATCTCTAATCTTGTCTATTTTAGTATTCTCTCTTTTGATTTCTGGAATTTGTTTTCTTATGGGTTTTGGTTTTGGATGGTTTGGTAGAGAGTATTACGAAAATGCAATCGCATCAAAAAGACCTGTTCTAGGTCATCCAGAAATGTTTGATGAAAATGGTAATCTAATTCCAGATGAACTGATTGCTGTTCGTTTCGAAAACTTCGAAGAAGACGAGGAAGACGAAGAAGAAGATTAAATTTAATTACGGAAAAATGAAATGAAATTACCTGATAACCAATTGATCTCTGAAATTCTACAAAGAGTTTCCAACGCAAAAACAAAAGAAGAAAAAATCCAAGTGCTGAGACACTATGAATCTCCAGCACTAAAATCTATTCTCATATGGAACTTTGACTCATCGGTAAAAAGTTGCCTTCCTGATGGAGAGGTTCCATATACTAAAAACGAAGCACCTGTCGGTACAGAACATACAAAACTGCAGCATGAGTATAAGGTTTTGTATAATTTTATCATGGGTGGAAACCATGACATTAGTCAGACTAAGAAAGAATTACTTTTTATTCAACTGATTGAAGGTCTTCATGAATCTGAAGCAGAAGTATTATGTTTAGTAAAGGATAAAAATCTTGGAAAGAAATACAAAATCACGCACAATGTCGTCAAAGAAGCCTTCCCAGCAATTCAATGGGGAAATAGAGGTTGATAAGGAATTGCTTTTATCACCAAAAGACAAAGAAGATTTTAAAAAGAACGGAGTTTTTGTGATTCATGAAAACTGTGATCCAAGTCTAGCATCTAATAAGTCTTTACCTTTGGACTCATATCTGGTACAATATGAGTATGAGGGTAGTAGCTATTTTGATATAGTTAAATCTTCTAAACGAGTACAAATTTTTGATAGTTATTATGACAGATTCGGACCAGGAATTAAATCAATCAAATGGACAGATGGAAGAGTCAATCCAAAACTCTGGGGACAACAACCATCCGAACCAAAAAAATCAAAAAGAAACAGTTAATGTCGATGTAAATCTTAACGAATTGAACAAGATTCGTAAAGAGTATAAAAAAATTAAAAAATATATGAGGTCTCCTCTTTTTGCTGTTAAAGTAATGGATGGAACTGAAACCTATCTGAACAAACTCTTGAATGAACTATGACTGTTAAATTAATATCAGTAACACCTGATGCAGAGAAGACCATGGCGTACATTGCCAGGGTCTCCAACCCCTCTAATCAAGGAAATGATAATTATGCTGGGTTGCTTCGTTACTGCATCAACCACAACCACTGGAGTGTCTTTGAACAGTCTTCTATGACTCTGGAGATCGAAACCACTCGTGGTATTGCAGCACAGATTCTGAGACACCGTAGTTTCACATTCCAAGAGTTCTCTCAAAGATATGCAGACACTAATCTTTTGAGTCAAGATATTCCTGTTCCAGAACTTCGTCGTCAAGATACAAAGAATCGCCAAAATTCTATTGATGATATTGACGAGCTAACAAAGGTTAAACTTCAAGCAAAGATTGAAGAACATTTTTTTCAAGCTCAACATTTATACAATGAACTTCTTTCTCAAGGAGTAGCAAAAGAGTGTGCTCGTTTTGTTCTTCCTCTTGCAACTCCCACTCGTATCTACATGACTGGCTCATGCCGTTCATGGATTCATTATATTAATCTACGTTCCGCAAATGGAACTCAGAAAGAACATATGGATATCGCAGAAGAAACAAAGAAAGTTTTCATTTGTGCATTTCCAACAGTTGCAGAAGCCTTAGGGTGGGTCTGTGAAGATTGTGATTGCAAAGAACTAATTCAACCATCATTGAGGATCGACTGATGAATAATCAAGAAGTAATTGAACTTGCAAAGAACTGTGGTCTGGTGTATAATAACAACCATGACATCCTTGAGTTCTATCAAAAAATTAGAAAAGAACTGAAAAAGGAATTTCAATCTCAATCAAATAAAGAATGAACATCTTCTACCTTAGTTATGACCCTGTGACATGTGCCCAAGAACATGTTGATAAACATGTTGTTAAGATGATTGTTGAATATGCTCAGTTACTTTCAACTGCTCATCGAGTTATTGATGGTATTGGTTACGATGAACTTTCTAAGAATAATCGTAAAGTCAGAAGATTCAAACTCGATGAACCCAGAGAATCCAATCTTTATCTGGCTTGTCATATCAACCACCCTTCTGCTATTTGGGTTAGAAGTTCTGCATCACATTATAAGTGGTTATATGAACTATATGAACAATGTTGCATTGAATACACTAGAAGGTATGGGAAGTTTCATAAAACAGAATCACTAAGACCTTATCTAAAAAGGCCTCCCACAAGTCTTTCTGAAAATGGGTGGTCTGATCCACCTCCGGCTATGCCCGATAAATACAAAGTAACTGGAGACTCCATTCAATCTTATCGAAACTATTACAGAGGAGATAAGATTTCTTTTGCAAAGTGGAAATCTCCAGCAACAGTTCCAACATGGTTTAATTAATATGGCAACTTATCCTGTAAAAAATAGAGAAACTGGAGAAACCAAAGAAGTAGTTATGAGTGTTCATGACTGGGATCAATGGCGTGAAAACAACCCAGATTGGGAAAGATATTACACTCCAGAAAATGCTCCTAATTTTGGTGAAGTGGGAGAGTGGAAGGATAAACTTCTTAAAAAGAATCCTGGTTGGAATGAAGTATTAAAAAAGGCAAAAAAAATGCCTGGTGCAAGTTTCAAACTTTAATTAGATAGGAGTATGGCTAGAAAATCTCAAGTAGGCATCGGCATGAGTGCAAAGCAGATGAGAAGGAAGAAACCAATCAATGAAGATCTGTTGATTGATATTTCACCTCTCACTGATAATCAAAAACTTTTTTTTGATGCTTATAAACAAGGTAAAAATCTTTTTGCCTATGGATGTGCTGGTACTGGTAAAACTTTCATTGCACTTTATCTTGCCTTAAAGGAGGTTTTGAATACAATCACTCCATACGAAAAAATCTATATCGTTAGATCTCTTGTAGCTACCAGAGAGATTGGATTTCTTCCAGGTGATCATGAAGATAAGTCAAGTCTTTATCAAATCCCATACAAAAACATGGTCAAGTACATGTTTGAAATGTCTTCTGATGCAGAATTTGATATGTTGTATGGGGGGTTAAAGTCTCAAGAAACAATTAGTTTTTGGAGTACTTCTTTTATTAGAGGAACAACTCTTGACAATGCGATCATCATTGTTGATGAGTGTCAGAACTTGAATTTTCATGAACTTGATAGTATAATTACTAGAGTTGGTGAAAACTGCAAAATTTTATTCTGTGGTGACGCAACTCAAACTGATCTTGTCAGACAAAATGAGAAGAATGGAATCATTGATTTCACAAAAATTCTTCACGCTATGCCTGAGTTCGAATGTATCGAATTCGGTGTAGATGATATTGTTCGTTCTGGTCTTGTCAAATCTTATATTACTGCTAAAATGTCCCTAGGTTTCTAATGTTTAAACATGTTGAGTTGGATCTCCCTCTGTTAGAGAGGGAGACTATTGATGGAGTTCGTTATTACAAAGTTCCTACGGAAGAAGAACTTCTTCGATTGGTTTCTATTACTTCGGTAACAAGTCACAAGAATCGTGAGTTTTTTGCTGAGTGGAGAAAAAAAATTGGAGAAGATAAAGCAGATCGTATCACCAAAGCTGCTACAGCTCGTGGTACTGATATGCATACTTTGGTCGAATTTTATCTTAAGAATTTAGATTGCCCTTCGGATGTTCTACCTTTATCTGAATATTTGTTTCAATCAGCAGTACCTAAGTTAGATCTTATAAATAATATTCATGCCTTAGAAAGTTCTCTTTATAGTAAAGTTCTAGGCATAGCTGGTACAGTTGATTGTATTGCCGAATATGACGGCGAGTTAGCAATAATCGACTTTAAGACTTCTAAAAAACCAAAACCACGAGAGTGGATCGAACATTACTTTGTACAATGTGCGGCTTATGGTTGCATGTTATACGAACTTACTGGTATAATGGTAAAGAAATTTGTCATTATCATGTCTTGTGAAAATGGTGAATGTGTAGTCTATGAAGAATACGATAAGAAAAAATATATCAAATTATTGGTAGAGTACATTAAAGACTTTGTAAATTCTAAACTAACTCAATATGCATAAAGAAATCCAAATCGCCTTTGAAGAAAAATTTTTAAGTCAATCTAAATTTAGTTCCGATGTTGAAAAACTAGTCAAGATCGGCAATCTAACTTACATTGAGGCAATTGTTCATTATTGTGAAGAAAACAATATTGATGTAACTTCAGTATCTAAGTTGGTTTCCAAACCATTGAAAGAGAGACTGAAGTGTGAAGCAATCGAACTTAATTTTCTAAAGAGAAACTCCAGAGCTAAACTTCCGTTATGACTGCTATTGATGTTTATAAGACCTATTTGGCCTTTAAACAACATTTTACTAAACCAAACTACGATTTCTTCAAATATTGTGGAAAATCTAATGCTTCTGTTCAAGCGTTCAATAAACGTAAGGACAGATATTTTTTTGAAAAGATTTCCAGACAAAAAACAGATGAAGAAATCAAAAGATATTTTCTTGCAAACTTTATAGAGTGCGAAGATCCACAAAAAATGTGGATTGGAGAGATCATACAGTGTGGTGAGGAAAACCATACCAATTGGATGAAAAGAGTCCAAAGTATGTCTTATAAATTTAAAGAGGATGTATCTATTCTTTTTGATAGTGAAAAATTTGATGATGTTTTTTTAGTAAAGAATGGGCAACATCCAATCATTTTGAAAAAACTATTTTCCAAATCTATTTGTTTGGAAACCTTCGTTATTCTTGACATGATCTTGCATTTTCGTCAAGACTTTGATAGAATGATTCCAGATCCAATCTGGGAATTTCAAAGCATGAGAGTACAAAAATACTCTTCATTTCTCAATTTTGATTTATCACAATACAAAAAAATTCTAAAGGAGACTGTAACAAATGGCTGAATTGACCGATCATCAACTTCATCTTACCAATCTTGTAGCTCAACAAAAAGATCTTATTTCCCAAGCTAATCAACTCAATACTGAGGTAAATAGTAAAAGGGAAATGATTATTAAAATTCAAGGTGCAATTGAATATCTTCAACAAATTGGTGCAACTCTTCCTGAACCAGAAGTTGAGGAAGAAGTTGTGGAGGA